TTAATCCGGGTATCTATAATATCAGTGGGGAACTGCTGATTCCACCTTTTTGCACTTTACAAGGCGTAGGCAAAGCAGGTGTAATTATACGCATGACTAATGTTTCCGCTACAAACATGATTAGAACAACTGATAGTAGAGGATTATTTGGTGCAGCTATACTCAGTGGAGTTACTGCTCCAGGGCTAGTACAAATATCTAATATTAAATTTGAAAATACTGTGGGTGCAGGTAAAACTATTGCTATATTAGACAGTAGTAGTAATGTAGATTTTATAAATTGTGTATTTGCTAGTTTTGCTGTACAACCCAGTGTTGATGATGCCAGTGGATCAGTATTAATTAGTAGTAACCATTCATCGATTAAGGGAATAAAATTTACAAATTGTGACTTCAGTGGTGCTGCAACTGGTATAAAGATAATAGCAACACAGGGCATAGATGATATCCTAGTGGATGGATGCAGTTTTACTGATCACGTTAAGGCAATTGACATCTCCAGTAGCACTAGAAGGAATCTAGGAATTAAAATAACCAGAAATAAATTTGACTTGGTAAAATCGCAAGCAATCAACACCAATAATGTAGATGGAATAATCAGTTACTTAAATACTTTTATCACAGTTGGAACAAATTATAAACCATTCAATGTGATAACAGTCGGTGATCTCAGTTCGGTTATAAATTTTACAGGTAACAGTTGTTATAGTTTTGGTGATATTTTCCTGCGTCCTGCAGACAATATCTATAATATAAGCACAGTAGAACACGATGCAACCGCTGTGATAAGTATGGATACAGAGACAGGATTACGATTAGGATCTACCTATCAAACAATCGGTCGAAGTTTGTTATTAACCACAATTAGTACCAATAATAGCGTACGATTGAATCGTAGATTTTTAGATGGTGTAATCAAGTATAGTATAGAACGCAATAACAATAGACGTAGGGGAACTTTAGTGTATACAGTAGACACTGCACTTAATACAGTCTGTTTTAGAGAAACCTATACAGAAACAGCCAGCGTAGATATAAGGTTAAACATGACATATCCAATTCAATCAGGGGTAAGATACCCAACAATCAATATCACAGTTAGTGGTACAGCATCTCATTCGGCAGTGTTTACCTACGATGTAAGCAGTCAAAATAATCGTACAGAATTATTATCAGCATTAATTAGCTAATATATGTGGAATCTTAGACCTGATGAACGTCTTAGAGAATGGCGTTCTTTTCGTAATTCGTTGTCTGCCCTTGATTTAGAAACAGCAATTAAAAATACAGTGCATTTATGGAGTTATGCTCCATATGTAACGCACTACCTCAGTGCAGACTTACCAGAAGATTGGCCGGATCCTTGGATTTTGGTGCATGAAAATTATTATTGTGATCTTGCAAAAGCATTGGGTATGTTGTATACTTTATATTTGTCTGATCATTACAATAAAACTATTACAGAATTAGAAATAAGGATATATAAAGACTCCACTACCAATGATTGGCTTAATACCGTTTGGGTTAATCAGGGGAAATATATACTTAATTTCTCTTTCGACTCTATAGTAAATAAAAATCTCGTCGATGAAAATCTAAAACTAAAGTATACATACACGGTCGATAGTCTCAAGCTCGGTCAATATTAAAAATAAGGAATCAAAATATAATGAGTCAGATAGGTGTTATAAAACGTAATGGTCAGAAAGTTCCACTAGACATATCAAAAATACAAAGACAGGTAACGAATGCTTGCCGGGGTATAGATCATGTAAGCCCTAGTATGATCGAAATCAAAGCACAATTAGAATTTCACGATGGTATGACTACCAGTACCATCGACAGTTTATTATTACAGGCCATGGTTGGCCTAATAGATGAAACCGAAAATCCCCAAATCAATAATGTAAATTATCAATTTGTAGCAGGACGTCAACGCCTAAGCATGTTGCGAAAAGAAGTCTATGGCGAATACGATCCTCCCAAACTTTACGCCATAGTAAAGCAGAACGTAGATGCCGGAATGTATACCCCGGAACTGCTAGAGTGGTATACCCAAGATGAATGGAATATTATAGATCTTTTTATTGATCACAACAAGGATGAAAACTATACCTACGCTGCTATTGCACAATTATGCGAGAAATATTTGGTACAAAATCGTGCCACTGGGCAATTGTTTGAAACACCACAAGTACGCTATGCTGTTGCAGCGGCAACTGCCTTTCACAATGAACCAAGAGAAACAAGGTTGAAATATGTAAAGGATTATTATGAATGCACTTCAGATGGCCATTTCACTCTTGCCACCCCTGTGCTTGCTGGTCTTGGCACTACTACTAAACAGTTCAGTAGTTGCGTTCTTATCAGTAGTGATGATACCCTTGATAGCATATTTGCGGCTGGCGAAATGATGGCCAAATACGCCAGTAAACGTGCTGGCATTGGCTTGGAGATTGGTCGTATTAGACCACTTGGTGCCCCCATTCGCAATGGTGAAATCAAGCATACAGGTCTAGTGCCATTTATGAAGAAATGGTTTAGTGACTTGCGTAGTTGCAGTCAAGGCGGTATTCGTAATGCTAGTTGCACTGTGACATTTCCCATTTGGCATGCACAGTTTGAAGATCTTATTGTACTAAAAAATAACCAAGGCACAGAGGAAACTCGTGTTAGACAAATGGATTACTCAGTGGTAATCAATGCTATGTTTTGGCGGAGATTCAAAAACAAAGAAAATATTACTTTATTTGATCCGCATGAAGTGCCCGACTTGTATGAAGCGTTCTACCGTGATACCGAGGAATTTGAAAGGCTATATGTAAAGTATGAGCACGATGCGACAAAAAAGAAAAAGGTACTACCAGCGGACGAGATCTTTAAGAATGGTATTCTTAAGGAACGCACTGACACTGGTCGCATCTACCTTGTGTTCATTGACAACGTTCAGCGTCAAGGCCCGTTTGACACCAGTCTTGATCCAGTATATCAATCAAATCTTTGCCAAGAGATATTACTACCCACGAGACCTTTCCAAAGGATTGAAGATGCTGAGGGAAGAATCGCTCTTTGTACTCTTGGCAGTATAAACTGGGGTGCGTTTCGTAACCCACAAGAAATGCGACGTGCTTGCCGTATTCTAGTACGTAGCTTAAGCAATCTATTGAACTATCAAGACTTTCTTAGTATTCAAAGCCAGCTGGCTAACCGAGACTTTGAACCACTTGGGGTTGGCATCACAAACTTAGCTTATTGGCATGCAAAGAAAAATCTACGGTACGGTGAACCAACAGCACTAGCTGAAGTTAAGCGTTGGATGGAGCATCAAGCCTTTTACCTAACTGAAACCAGTGTAGAGCTAGCCGAGCAGCGTGGTGCCTGTGAACGTAGTGCCCAAACCTATTATGGTCGAGGCACATTTCCTTGGGAACGTCGTTCAGCTGGTGTAAATGAGCTAACGGACTTTGCACCCGGTCTTGACTGGGAACCCCTACGTGCCAGAATGATTAAATCTGGCATACGTAATGCTACCCTTATGGCTGTGGCACCGGTTGAATCTAGTTCTGTGGTACTAAATTCTACCAATGGTATTGAGTTACCAATGGAGTTGATTAGTGTGAAAGAATCCAAAGCAGGATCCTTTGTTCAAGTAGTACCCGAGTATCGCCGCCTCAAAAGCAGATATCAAATGATGTGGGAACAACGTGACTGTACCGATTATCTTAAAACATCAGCAGTAATTGCTGCTTATGTGGATCAAAGCCTCAGTACTAATACTTTTTACAATCCAGCATATTTTTCCAATGCCAAGGTACCAGCTACATTGATCGCCAAAAATCTTATGCTAGCTCACCATTGGGGATTGAAAACCATTTATTATAGTTTAATCAATAAGGTAGGAGCTAAATCTACTTTATCAAACACAGTTAGTCATTCTGCCTCAGGCACTGTTAGCAGCGAATTTGGAAGCACTGATGATGCAGAAGAAGCCTGCGAAGCCTGTGTATTATAGGAAATAAAATGAGCATTGCACAATATAATTTACACAAACACACAAACTACCTACAAAGGACTATGTTTTTGGATCCAGCTGGGCCGGTTACGGTACAACGGTTTGAGGAAGTCAAATATCCAAAAATTCAAAAGTTCGAAGAAACTGCACGTGGCTTCTTCTGGGTGCCAGAAGAAATCAGCTTAACTAAAGACAAAATCGATTTCAAAGAAGCCACCGAAGCTGTAAAACATATTTTCACCAGCAATTTGTTACGCCAGACTGCACTGGACAGTATTCAAGGAAGAGCTCCCGGTCAAGTATTTAGTCCAGTAATAAGTATTCCTGAACTAGAAGCCTTGGTTAATAACTGGAGTTTTTTCGAAACTAATATTCATAGCAAAAGCTACAGTCATATTATTAGGAATATATATGGTGTGCCTAAAGATGTGTTCAATACTATACATGATACACAAGAAATTGTAGAAATGGCTGCTAATGTAGGCAAGTACTACGACCGTCTTCACAAGCTAAACTCCTATAAGGAAACAGGCACCGATGTCGCTGAAAGTCATCACATCAAGGCAATATGGTTAGCACTTAATGCCAGCTACGCTCTTGAAGCATTAAGGTTTATGGTTAGTTTCGCTACCAGTTTGGCCATGGTGGAAAATCGTATCTTTATTGGCAATGGTAATATTATTGCTCTTATTCTGCAGGATGAAATCTTACATGCCGATTGGACTGCATGGATTATTAATCAAGTGCAAAAAGATGATCCTAGGTTCGCTCAAGCGGCACATGATTGTCGTGACGAAGTTTATGCCTTGTATATAGACGTGATACAAGAAGAAAAGCGTTGGGCGGAATATTTGTTTAAGAAAGGTGTAGTAATAGGACTCAACAGTCAAATTTTACAGGATTTTGTGGACTATACTGCTTATAATAGGTTGCGTGATATTGGTATTAAGTATTTGGCTGAACATCCTAAGAGTACGCCAATTCCTTGGTTCAACAAGCATGTAAACATAAATAAAAAACAGACGGCCTTACAAGAGTCAGAAAGCACCAATTATGTAATTGGAGTCATGAGCGATTCTGTAAATTATGCCGAATTGCCTGAACTTTAAGGAGATCTAAATGGCAAAAATTGATGAGGAACGAATTCTAATTAAAATAAGTTTGTTAATAAGAGATACAGATAGCGAAGCTACTACGTCCTTAGTAAGTGCTAATCTAATAACACAAATTGGTGATTATGTTACAGATTTATATATTGACAGTCCCAATATTATTGTTGAGGCTTATAATGCTACAGATTATCCATTGACAATACCAACTACAACAACTACTACTACCACTACGGCGGCACCGACTACTACTACCACTACGGCGGCACCGACTACTACTACCACTACTACCACAGCTGGACCTTAATAGTACAGTTATGAGTTATGTGTCTTTTCAAAGTAATATTATTTTGAAATTTAGTAAAATACACAAAGATTCGGACGATACGAATGGTTATCAGCTAATAGATCAAAACACCTGTGATGCTATATATAATGCAGTAACACCTTATATAAGTAATAGGGCTAACCTATTATATACAGAACCGCAGGTAACCATTGAAGTAACATTAATTTAACATGCCAAAAATACACGAAGAAACCATCACAGTACGTTTAAGTAAACTTACTAAAAATCTTGAAACTCCTCCACAATTAGTCACTGCAGATTTGCTAGAAAGTCTTGCAGCAGTGGCTGAGGAATTGGTACAAGATGGAATTATTATTGAAGTAGAGAAAAATCAATGATTCAAGTATACAGTAAAAATAATTGTCCTTTCTGTGATCGTGCTAAAGCACTATTAGAACTAAAAGGTCTACAATATGAAGAAATTAGAGTAGACCTAGATCCCACTGGAAGACAATTTTTGTTAGACTCAGGTCATAGGTCGGTGCCGCAAATTTACAATAACGGTAAGTTATTAGTAGAAGGTGGCTACAATGGTCTAGCAAAATTATCAGATATAGAATTCAATCAACTAAAGGAAAAGTCAAATGTTAATTAAGAAAAATAATTTAAGTACAGGCGATGTGATCAATATTAAATTAATTTCTGGAGATGAAATCATTGGTGAATTAGTAGATCAAGACGACAGTCACTATGAACTCAAAAAACCCTGTATTGTAGTTACTAGCACAGAAGGCATAGGCTTATTGCAGGCTATGTTTGGATTGGATCCCGACAAAGAAAATTTAGTCTATAAGAATAATCATGTTATTACAATGTGTCACGCACATGAGAAAATGCGTGAACATTATATCACTGTCACAACAGCCGAATAAAAAATGCCAGGGGCAGCACGTTTAGGTCAAGATAGGGCTAGAGTTAACGGCACTATCTTCACAGGAGCATGTAGTGTGATAATAAATGGGTCACCTGCTGCCCGTCTAGGCGACAAATGTGTTCCACATATTCCTTATAAATTTTTACATAAATTTCCACAACCTATCATAAAAGGTAGTTGTAGCGTAATAATAGAAGGCAAACCAGCAGCTAGAATGGGAGATATTACGCTATGCGGATGTCCGGTTAATATAGGTAGCTGTGACGTAATAATTGGCGGATAGCCAGTTAAAATAGCCATAAATAACGTACTATGAGTTGTAATGTTCTCAGTGTAGTCCAATGTGTGGCCGCCGCAGGATGTTGTGGTGGATTACCTGTGACTGGAGCTAATGCCATTGCCGGGGGTTTAGCGGGTGCTTTACCCGGAGGAGCTGGTGCTGCTTTAAACGCCGGATTAAACGCTGCCGCAGGAGGAGCCGGAGGATTAGGGGGTGCGTTAGCTGGAGCAAGTGGACTTGGTGTTGCCGGTGGTTTAGCTAGTTGCTGTAGCGGTTTTGCTAGCAGCGGCATAGGTGGGCTAGCACAAACTTGTTTAGGTTCTTGTGGAGTTAATGTGCAAGATGCTTTAAAATCTTTGCCAGCAGGTATAACTGGATGTGTACCAGCTTCTTTACAAAGCCTTATTCCTGCCAACATGAACTTTCCTATTAATGATGTAATTGGTGGAGTTTTGCAACAAGGACAAAGTTTTTTACAAAACGGAATTCCTGGTCTAACAGATGCAATGTCTGCTGTAAAAGGATTTTGCGAAAATGGATTTAATTTACAAGGCAGTCTTATGCAGGCAGCAGGGATTAACCTGGCTGGTGGTGATTTAGGCCATCTTAGTAAAAGTATAACGGATTTATGTACCGGAGGATTCAGTAACCAATTTGGTGACTTGGCGGGACAACAATTCAAAGACTTAACTGCGGCATTGCCTAATCTTGGATCCATGTGTAACCCACAAGAATTACTCAAATCATTTACCCCATCTGGTTTGGCAGAAAACCTAATTAATCAAGGGTTTTCGAATGAAATAATGGGCCAATTAGAAAAAGTTGGGCTAAGTAGCGTAAGCGATCTAATAGACGGAAATGATTCATTAATATCACGTGCATTAGGTTCGGTGCCCAGTGATATAGTTAATAAAATAGTTGATACCACTGGTTTCAAGACTGCGGTCGGTAGTGTATTAGGTTCACTAACTGATGTTCTCAAACCAGCAATAGCATTAGGTGGTGCGGCTGCACTGATTGGTAACAGTTTTGATAATTTTTCAAATAAATTGACTAATGTAGTCGGAACATCATTAACATCTTCAAATTGGGAAGACACAGCTAAGTTTATGGGCAGTATTGAAAAACCAAATTTGAATTATTTAAATGGTTTGGGAAACGATACTACCAGGTATCAAGCAGTATTGAATCCACCAGATTTGCAAAAAATCACTGGCACTGGGTCTGGACCATTTGGAACACCAACCATGAATGATGTAATGGGATCAGTTAGCGGAGCTGGTTATATCGAAGCAATTACCGCACTAAATGCCAGTCAAGCAGCAATTTTAGCTACCGAACAAGGACAAGCTCTACAAACAGCATTACAGGCTGCTTATGATAATCGTAATGAAACTTTTTATGATTTGCAATATGCAAGGGATATTTTAACAGCAGCACAACCTTTCACACAGCCAACAGATGATAACATAAGACAACATATGAATATTGCCAATCGTGCCGCAGAAGAAGTGTTTCATAGGCTACTTTTGGAAAAGAAAAATCTTGCAATAGCAGGAGTGAACCCAGCTGATACCACTGGTAGTGTTAGCACTGTAATGGGTTTTGTTATGGATTTGCATGAGGTACATAACGATGGAGCTCAAATTGGTATCCGCGAATTCATTGAAGCAGTAGCCGCACCAAACGTTTATGGAGAAGCAATAAAAGCGGCTATTGTAGAAGGCAAAAATATCGCAACAATGCGAAGTCAAGGCATAGAATTCGTACAACGTATGAATCCTGTAGCATATCTACAACAGCTACAAAACCGTCCCGACGGTCGTTGCTGTCCTTAATCAATTAAATTGAATTAAACAGATATTTCTGTTATAATAGAAAGCCATTGGGCTATAGACTTAGGAGGAAGTATGACGGAGTTACAACCTACCGGGATAAGTAGCAACCATGTTCCAAAATTTTTGGTTAATGGTCTAGCATTAGTAATAATGTTTATAGGAGCTTATTTCTGTTACAACTTGTTAATGTACACTGTTGACAAAAAATTTAATAGTTTTACTAAACCAGAGCTTACTTCAGCTACAGCTGAATTACGGGAGAAACAATTAGCTTGTTTGGCGAGAAATATATATTTTGAAGCTGGTAATGAACCATTTGAAGGAAAAGTAGCAGTAGCACAGGTCACTCTAAATAGAGTAAATTCTGGCAATTTTCCTGATGACATTTGTAGAGTAGTATATCAAAAAAATATTTTTTACGAGAAAATAGTTTGTCAATTTAGTTGGTATTGCGATCGCGTTGCATCTAATCGCCCAATTCATCAAGATATCTACAAAGAATGTATGGAGGTGGCAATCAAAGTATTATTAGAAGGTTTTAGATTACCTGTGTTAACCGACGCAATGTATTACCATGCTGATTATATTAACCCAGGATGGCGAAAAGAAAAGTTAGCCAAAATTGGCAGGCATATTTTTTATAGATAGGAACAGCAATGAACAACAACGATTTACCGCCAGTAACACGCATATTTGAAAGTATTTTGAATATTCCGGGTATGTTGATTGACTTTGTGCGTGATCATTTAGTTAATATCAGTGCCCATACTTTAGGTTGGGTAACTATAGTGTTATTACATCTGAGCAGTGTTCCAACATTAATGGCAGTGCTAACACATCAAAGTGATAAAATGCCGCCAGTAGACATAATGTTGTTTGTATGGGCCGGACTTGTAGCAATTTTTTTCAAAAGTTTGTTTGAGCGTAATTACCTTTATATCGCCACTATCTGTGTGGGGTTTGTGGGTCAAACTGTTTTAATGAGTTTAATTCTTTTTAAGTAGACAGATTCTTTGAGTTATTAGACTTAAATACATACGCGAACTAAGGAGTTCCAAATGTCAAAACGAAGCACCTTGCAAGTACAAGAGCCTGACCATAATGCTGTAGAGTTAGAAGAATCCGACGAAATGGACTTAGATAGTACAGACATTGGGTTTTTACTAGACAAAGATGGCAACCTCAAAAGTGTATTTGGTCCCGAAGACGGTTTCTTAAACCCTAATGAAACTGTGGCTGCAATATTGGAAATTTTGGGAATCGACGAACTTACAGCACCAAATCGTACTCTACACTAAGTCGTAAAAAAACAACATCCTTGTGGTACAAAAACAACGGATTTTGCCCGAAATAGGGTATTTTTCTGTTGTTTTCTTACATTAATAACCCAAAACTTGACAGGGTCATCTATTTTTGCTATACTACGGGTATGGATAAAGCAATTCGTACACGTAAACGCAGACAAGACACTAAGCATGCCTTGTACATGATCGTCAACGTAGTGACTAATGAGCACTATATTGGCATTACAGTATGCGGCAGTCAAGTTAATAGAGCACTAAAAATACGCTGGCAAAAGCATGTTCGCCGTGCCGTAACTGAGAACAAGTCGTGGGCTCTATGCAACAGTATTCGGTTGCATGGTTCCGAGGCTCATGTTATACTATTGGTTGATGTTGTACGCGGTCGCAAACCCGCCCACGCAATTGAGCGTAACATTGTAAACAGTTGTAATCCTGCACTTAACACGCACTAGGAGACGGCAATGCTTACAGTAGACAAAAACACTAACGAAGCCCCTAACAAATGGTGGGCTGCACAAGACGCCAGAATGCGTAATATTGCCAACAAAAGCCGTTGGGACGCTAAAACTCAACGGCGTGTTAACGCTATGCTAATGGCTCTCGACAGCATTTATAGCGGTAGAATTTACGAGGCATACGGCGTGCGTAGGGTCGCTATTAAAATTGATAGCCCTCAAGTGCGAGACCGTAAATGGCTGCGTATTTTGGAGGCGGATTGGGCTGCTGAGGGCATTACTAAAACTGTTACTCCTCGTGGAATACTATATCAAGTTGCTCGAGTCGTAAAATAACAACAGGTTGACCTACCAGACCATTTTTGCTATACTAACGGTACACTGAAACAACGGAGATACAAATGGCTTACAAAGGTTTTTATCGTGCTCCTCGTGTTGTTACTCCTGACGCAGCTCAGGAACCCCAAGTGCAAGCTCTTAGAAATGCTATGAGCACAATGACTGCTCGTGACGCAGAGTTCGCTGGCAGTTTAGTCAGCAACTTTTATCGTTTTGGTCGCTTGAGTGACAAGCAATTGGCTTGGGTTGACACGCTAACTCAGCGTGTCACTAACCCTGCTCCAGCACCTGCGGCAGCAGTACAAGTCAATGTTCAACGTATTCAGGACATGTTTGATCGTGCTGGCAAGACCCTTAAGCGTATCAAAGTCAAGCTACAGTCAGTAGAAGGACAGCCAGTGGCATTTGGTCGTGCTGGACCCGCTAGCAAGTACGCTGGTCAAATTCTTGTAACGGACGGCGGCCCATTTGGTGCCAATAAGTACTTTGGTCGCATTGACCAAAATGGTGACTTTCATGCTACTAGACAAGCTAGTGCAGACGTGTTAGCATTGGTACAAGAGTTTGCAGCAGAGCCTGAGGCTACTGCTGGCAAGTATGGACGTTTGACTGGTGCTTGTAGTTTTTGCAATCACAGTCTCAAAGATAGTCGCAGCACAGAATTGGGTTATGGCCCAGTGTGTGCCAAGCGTTTTGGTCTTGTTCACTAACCTAAGGACCCAGATATGGCAACCACTCACGCTGCAATAAAAGCTCATAGAGAAACTGCGCTGCTTGCTTACCAATTAAAATCAAAGTATAAAATTACTAATGGTATAAACGAATCCCAATGGATGAATATGTATGATAGTGGCGAAATTGAAATTAGTTCTGTCTTTGAAAATTTAGTAGTCCATGTCCGTAATCTTTACGGGAAACCCACAGTCAAAGTGTTAGAACACACGCACGACTTTGCAAGTATGAATTCAGCAGGTGTTTTAGTACCACTAGGCGACTTGAAGGTTTCAAGTTTACAGAAAGACGGTTATAAACGACGTTATGTAGTTAGTAAGACTGCTAATAAAGAAGGCAATATCTATGCAGTATGTTGGAATTGGATGACCAATAAACCGGCATTTTTTGTTATGCCTCCTGGGAATTATGATGGTTATCCCCATCCATATAAAGGATATAAAATAATTTGTTGCCCTGATACCGGAAAACGCACCGGAGGGATATACAACAACAATTGTCATTACGATACTTTTGAAGAAATGTGTTTAGTTGATTAAGGAAATAACATGGATCAACCTTGGCAAGTTATATCGGCATTAGAAACGCATAATCTGCGTACCAACAAGGAGCAGATTATTCAAGCTCAAGCCGAGTCGGGCAATACTGTATTCTTTGAAGGATGCAGACTTGCCTTGGATCCCATGATTACCTTTGGCATCAAACAAGTGCCCGAGAAGCGGTCTACTGATCAGCTGACCAGCGATCACGGTATGAACTGGGATACCTTTGCCCTAGCTATTACTGGTTTCGTTACTAGACAAGTCACTGGCAATATGGCACGTGACATGCTAAACCACATGATGTTAGCTAGCACTGTGGAGCA